GTTGCAGGGACTTTTCGTCCTTAATCCTAGACCACAAACGGATTTACGCAGGTATCCAAATCCTGCGTACCGTCGGTTTGCCGACGTCACCAATAGGTGGCTTATCCCCATCTGTCTGAGACGGAGCCTGTAGATAGCGTGCGTACTGATACCTATTCATACTATCGTTATCGACAACACGAATCGGCACAGCCACTTTCTTTATAACGTATCCCATCTGGTTGATATCCATTCCGGCACTTGTCGGTTTGGGTTTCAGCTTAAACGGATTATACGGAAATAAAGAAAGCACATGCGATGGTAGCCGTCTTCGGCTACTATCAGGGTGTAATTCAACGTAAAACTTACGTGAAATAAAACCCTTCAGAAGAGACGCGGTTGAATAATAACCAACCTCAAATAATCGATTATGCAAATCGATCATTCCTTGTACGCGCTCAAAACCATTAGTCATTAGACCTTTGATTTTGAAGCGTATAGGGGTAACGTCTTTTCCGTGCAGTGCAAAAGTTCCGCACGACTCCCGGAACTTCCTTGCTCCATAGAAACTCTTTTTGTAGTTTACTATGAAACCAAGGGCTTCTAAGAGGGATATCACTGTCTCCGTATCACTATGGGGACAAATGATATCATCGCCATATACCCGTGTACCCTCATCTAAGCACAGTTCAGAGATCAGAAATCCTGATTGTGATAGATAGTGGGCAACAGGTATCTCGTACTTGACTAAATATCGAGCAATGCAAGTAATTGCAGTGAATACCAGAGTTTGTACGGGAAAACATAAAGCCGACCCCATAGGGGCGAATTTATGAAGTTCACGGATAGATCCGTCTGGTACTCTGACACGGCTAGTTCTACTACCCTGCAGGTAATAATTCCATGCAGGAGGAAAGATATACCGTGCCACCCGATTTGACATGAGATCTGAAGCATCTGATTCATCTATCGTGTCGTACATACCGTCCATCGATGAGATGAGCGCTTGTACGGCGTTTCTAGACTGATCCTGAATATTAATAATATTCTGGAATACAGATGATCTAATCGCATGCCCAAGCATATTCTCTATGGCCTGTTGGTAGTACATGTATGTATTTGGTTCCATACAAATACTTCGTACGGAGAATCTATCCTTCCATACGAATGCCAACGAACTAAAGTCTATAGAGGCATGCTTGGAGTCAAGTTTACCAAGTTCCCACAATTCACTATCTGGTAACAGATATTGATTTATGGGATAGTCCGCAGGAAGGGTATCCAGCCCCTCTTGCATGCCCTGAAGATACCGCAAACTCAACTTTTGTGAGAGTCCGCGGACTTTCTTCTCCGAAACCGCGCCAGGTCCGAAACTGAAGGATAAGAAATCAGGATCGGGTTGGGGAAGAAAACTGAGAATAAATCTCAAATCTTCCAGCAGATTCGGGGGCGGATTCAATTGGCTCAAGCTTTCCTCGTTCTTCTCCCAACGGCGAAAGGCCTTTGGAACAAGAGTCGGGTCAGCGTACTCCGCTTTCTTACCCCACCATAAAAAGGTGAGTAGGAAGCGAAGGAGCCGATAGTCTCCAGTTTCGTACCATCTTGAATATTCCCTAAATACAGGAGTATTTGAGAACTCGTAATGGAGCGATACCGTAAAGTCGCCAAAGTCATCAGTTACGACGCTGTTGACTAACTTGTCGGTTAACTCGGAGAACTCCAAAATACATTGGGCCAAATCACGTTCTAAGCGATTGTGAAATCGCTTATACACGATATGTGGCTTGACGTCGATTGGTGAATCAGCCAAGAGCGCGACCCAGGTAGCTTTGAGGATAGAGATGTTATCTTTATTCCCATTGCTATCTGGCTTGGCCCCTTTGACCTCAGCAATTAATCGCTGGACCCAAGGGCGAGCCAAGAAGGTGATTTCAGACATTTAGAAAATGTCTGTATAGCGAAAAGCCAATTCTGTCAGAGTATCGGTAGAACCGACTCCAGCCGTAATTGACGGATAGTAGAGTCCGAGGACGCTCTGCAACCATTTCGATTGCGAAGCGACTGGGACAGACTCATCCGCAGGTACGGCAAAACCCGTCCACCATTCGGTGACCGGGCCGGCAGAGACCACGCCGTTTTCTGAATCTGTCCACGTCTGCGGAACGTACAACTTAAGAGTTGTACGACGCAAAGGAAAGACAGACTTGGGAGAATCCACTTGCGTTGTCACCTTTAAAGTGATACGGAAAGTGGGACTCCCATCGGCATAGACGTAGTCGGAGGTGGTAATGTTACCATCCACCCGCGTTCCAATTAAACGGAACTTCGTCTGGTCAAGCAGCCACATATCCAAATTGGAATCTGTGGCAGCTACTGGCTGATTCACTAGAGCTTTGTCGACTGACATTAGCTTACGCCTTTCGCAGTAAGGATAGACTAACTACCCGAGAAATCTCGAGTAGCACCTCTGGCAAGCTGCCAGAGAATAGCACCAGTAATGGCGCTATCCGGGTGACGGGTGTCACCAAAATCTATCGTGCTGTGTGATATAGCTGGTATGAACCTACTAACCTCACGGTAGTAGTGTTCAACTAGCAAATCGTCAGACGACCAACCCAGTCCCGGTAATTCGGACTGTAGGGTGTCGTAAATGGTATAGGAATGCACCGAATAGGTGACGCCTCTAATCAATCCAAGGAGAACTGAGTCAATGACACTGAACCGACCAGCAAGGTTGGTGAAGTAATCAATGAACCAGGACCATGGAACGACATCCCATAGGTTAGATGACAAAGGGAGTAAACCCAGTGCATCGAGCTCAAGTGCTTTGATGATAAAATCATCAGAAGCACCGTTGATACGCGCAGTAGTGCGCGTAACCAATCCAAACGCACCTAGTGGGGATTCGTTAGTTGAATAAACGAATTTCCCATGATAAGTAGCGGGGGATTGGAGTGCTTTAATCGCAGCTCCTACGCGCCTGGACATTAAAATAATGTCGGACGCATTGGAAGCAGTGGGCTTAAGCCCAAATCGATAAAGCAGAGTGGAACTGGAGAGTAAGTCCCCAATTCCGAAGACAACGCTCTTAGCACTACTAAAGTCTCTAGAAAAGAAGGCTTTAGTAATACCAATAAGCGTAGGAAAGAGCCTAAACAACTCCCTCCCTTCGGCAAGAACCTCTACATAATTCGCGTCCGTAGCTCTCATATTGGATATAGCATCCGAAAATGAAAACATGGAAGAAGGACGTAGAAGTTCAAAATTCTCCTGAATAGCTCTGTCTTTTGAGCGTACTCGATTTATCAATAAAGAGAATCGAGAGCCAAGAGAATCGTTTGTTGACGTTGCTATCACAGTTAACGGAAAGTTAAAAGGACTAACAACGTACGTTTCCGTATAATCTTTCTCATAGATTTTTAATCTATGAGCAAGATCGTCAACAAAACTACCGGGTTGCGCCCAATAGTATGAGTGAGTCATATGCGAGGTGACTTCGATGTTGAACATCTTATTACCTTGCACAGATGGGCTCAAACTATCTCCGGAAGGCAACAGACGAAAGTCAAGTTTACACTTGACCCTCCGTATAGTGGAACCATAACCAAATAAATTGGTATTATAGTTCCTAAAACTTATACTAAGAGGCCCAACTTCGTCTACTGCATCGGCGTACATGTGCGGGTAGGCATCCGGTATGGATATTACCCGAACATCCGGTGTGGGCAGTCCTAATACAGACTGTAAGCCTATATACGGAACTGCTGAAGCGTAGTTCTGGTAATCTTTTAACCCTAACAGAAGAGCGGAAAGCTCTTCAGTGAAGGTGTAAAAATCACCAGTCTCGAAGCTCGCCATGCCTGTGGGTAGACCACCAGAAAGACCGGTGGCATAATACCTATAGCCATTAAACGAACTCGAAAGTGCATCAGCGATTCTCCAGTTAGGAAAATCAGAGTAAGGCACGCTACCGCTGTGATAAGTATAAAACTCATCGCGCGACGGACGAACCTCCCCAGAAGATCTTAGATGGCGAACCTGGTTCTGACCGAAAGGGTGAGGACCAAGCAGGTTACTGAGTGAGAGTAATGACGCAACGGGATTACTATAATTACCGTAATCTCTAATTGGATCATAATCTCTCTGGACAGGTTTATCACCTATCCACTTCTGCTGATGCGTGTCTGGATGAATGGTACCATTATAGAAAGTGTGAGCATTCACGTTCTTAACTCTGATAAATGAACTATTTATCATGTTTTGAATCCATGAATATGAGCGTACGCCTAACCAATCAACGACTGGATCAGGTTTATGCAAACTCACACCTGCTATCTTGACGCCGACATCCAAAGTCCCATAATCAGGCATGTATTGGAAATACATGGCTATACCTCATTATGAGACAGTAAAACTAACGATGGATCATGGAAGAGGATCATAAGATCCCATGTATGGGGATATTCATTTAGCTCAAGTTCAAATTTATAGGGGAAACCCATAAATTCAGCGAGAGCAGAACTTGATAAGACTTGGGCTTTAAGACCCGTGTCCGACAGGTTACGGAATACATGTTTAGTATTCCAAAATGAAGAATCCATACGACCTCCTGATCCATCGATAGAGTAGAGAGAGGAAGAAGTTAGACACCTTCTTCTCATTAACAGATCTACGACCGTAGGACGTAAACCTATTGAATGAGGGGGAATTCC